ACTTACCGCTGCCAGTACCAGAGGTAAACAAAGTAATTTCACCATGTCTAATTCCTTGTAGTTTATTGTTAAGTCCTTCCAGACATTCAGGGTATGGGATTGATTCAACCTCTTGACGAGCTTTGAACTGATCCCAGATTGGTTCACCGACTACGATACCTGCTGGGCTCCACGTCTGTGCGTCCCAGTAAGCTTGTAGTAGTGATGAGCTGCCGTGCTTTAGTAGAGTATCGCATGGGTCTTTCTCAGGTAGCTTAGCTACTTTGACTTTCCCAGCACCGATAATCTTAGCAGCTTGTTCAACTGCGGCTTGACCTGCTTCGTCTTGATCCATCATTAGGATAACTGTTTCGAATTTACGTAGCCATGACCGCTGCTCGAGTAGTACTTTAGTACCACTAGCAGAGGGGATAGCAACGACAGGGTACACACGGTTGTACTTATCGTAGAATGCTTGAGCTACTGCACAGGCATCTAGCTCACCTTCAGTGATGACAACTGTCTTACCACCTGTAGAGTTAGCTTGACCGAACAATTCGATATCGCGAAACTCACCGTGGATACGGAAGTCTTTAGGTAGTTGACGCTCTTTGTATGCTACAACTTTACCTTGCTTTGTGTAGGGGTAGTAGTGTGAGCCTCCAGAACCGTCAGGATTTACAGCCATCTTGATTCCGAAGTGATCAACAATTGTTTTGCTAATGCCTCGAGAAGCAAGAGCAAAGCTGTTGAGATCTGCAATTTCCTGTACTTTATTAGTGTTGTATACAGGAGTTGATGCAGTTAAGTTATTGAAATCGTTCATTTCTTTTGTTACTTTCTTTGTTGAGTAGTTGCAAGAAAAACAGTGGGCCCCGTCATCGTACACAGTAAACGCATCCGATGATTCACACTTAGGGCATTCTGTTTGAATGTATCTTGTCATTTCCATAGCCTTTCTTCTTTAGCTAGTCTTATCTTCCGGCGTTTCAAAGAGCTTGTCTGCTTCTTCTGCATGCGCCGTACCTTCTTGTATTTTTGATTCTCGTACTCTTGCCACTCGAACGTAGATGAACTCTCGTCCTTTGGGTACGATTTGTTTGTGGAGTTCTGCATAGTACACCTTGTTATCATTAAACTCTTCGAAGATACCTTGACTCGACCCCTCGGATTTCATCACGTAATTCATTCTGATAATCGATGTACTGCTTCTGTTTCATTGTCTTGTTGCGATACGTCATGTTGTTCGCTGACAACGGCTTCACCATAAAGGTGTGTTCTAAGATCGTCATATTCCTTCCATGATGTTAGCATCTTCAATAGTCGATAGCTAATGTCTAGTTGTTTGAGATCACCACCATGACCACGCCATGCTGCACGAACCCTATCCCATCGACGTTCTTTCGGTATACCTAACAGAATCTTTTCTGCTTTCTTAGGGCCAATACCTTTTAGTCCAGGAATATTGTCAGCACCATCGCCGGTTAAACACTGTAGCATTAACTTTAGATGCGCTTCGTCATCATCAATAAACTGCCATGTATCTTTACCGTAGTTGTAATGGTTACCAGGAATCTGTAGTAAGTCTTTATCAATACCACAGATTACGTATTGTTGTTCTTCTTCTCTAGCTTCGTATGCCCAGATCGCTACAAGATCATCTGCTTCCATACCATCAGAAGGTATAGCACCTTTATCTAACGAGTATCGATGCAGGAAGTTTAGCTTATCTCTAATCTCATCATCAAGCTTTGGCCTGTGAGATTTGTATTCAGCATAAACATCTTTGCGGAAATTGTCCGGACCTTTAACAGCATAGATAGCAGAGAGTTCTTCATCAGCAAATGGGTTTACTAACTTTTCTTTTACTGTTAGCTCCATCGTTTTACAAAAAGAATCATATCTTTTACGTAAGTCTGATTCATTCTTTGCGCCATACGCAACCTTAAAGAAGATTGAGTCTGCGTCTACGAGCATTCTTACTACTGCCATGATGACTCCAATAGTTTTTCTAGGCGTTCGATTATGTAGTCTGCTTCTTCATGTGCACAGCGTTCTGCAATAGCAGGTGCTTCATCGTGATTAGCAGTGAACGGTCGGTAAATACCTTTAGCAATTAAGTCATAGAAGTATTCACTGACAGCTTCATTAATGAGAGATATCTCAGAGTCTTTGTCGTACGTCATAAAACGTCCTTTCATTTTGATTTATTTGCATGCACTTCCCAAATACCAGGAGTGTTCTTAGCAAGACGACAAGCGTCCTCAAAGCTTGTGAGCTTATCGAAACGCTTGACTTGTTTAGTGTTTGGGTTGTACAAGTAGTAGTAAGTTAACTTACTCATTAGTGTACATCCGCGTAGTTGTGACCGATTGTTCCTTCACCTGCCATGATTTGTACACCGACACGCTTAGGCCCTTCAGCAAAAGACTCTGTTAGAATTTCTAGAACTCTATCAGCATCTTTCTCTGCAGCAGACCAAGCTACTTCGTCGTGGTAGTACAAGCGTGGTTGTGCATCCAGGCCTTCTTCACGAATCTTTTCTATCTGATAAGCTACCGCTGCTTTAGTAGTGATAGCTTCGCATGATTGTAAAAGATAGTTCAGAGTTTGGTAAGGCTGAGGTGTATACACACGACGACCATCCAAACCTGGAATGTAACCTTCGGTTGAACCTGTAGATGTCTTCTTCCAGATTTCTTCGATCCTATCTTTTAGAACCTTCAAACCTGGAATCGCATCACCGTACTTTTCGATTGATTCATTACCTGCTTTAACGATCTTCTTGCCTGTAAGTACTTGCCCTAGTTTTGTAGGACCAGCACCAAACAAGTAAGCATAAATCCATGTCTTAGCTGTACGTCTATCAGTACCAATGATGTCAGCATTGTACTGATGGATATCACCAGATAGGATTTGATTAGTTAAGTCGTTTGAGTTTACGTAATGTGCCAAGCTACGAAACTGGTTACCACTAGAGTCAGCACCAACAATACGTCGGCCAGGTTCAGCAACCAAGAGTTCCCGTAGTTCTTTACCCCACGGTGCGTTAACTGCTGGCAGATTAGCAATGACTTCGTGACGGCATCGGAATGTCGGGGTACCAACAATCCACAATCTGCCGTGCAGTCTGTTATCCTGCAGCTGGTTAAGCCATCCTTCAAGCACACCCTTTCGTGATCTAAGTGTTGTCCATTCATCGATTAGCTTTCCATGTTCTCCAACCTTTTCTAATGAAGTTGAAGTAAGTTTCGGAGATTTCTTTACCCAACCATGAGTACCACGTTCCATCTTCCAGTCATCAGGTTCCCAACCAATTGAGTACAAGTATTGCTTTACTTGTTCCATGTTTCCAAGCGTAGCTTTAGAAACTGTTTTACGTTGGAACTCTGTGCCTGGTGGTAGGATGTGAGTATCAGTAGTCTTTACTTCAGCACCAACATATTCGCTAATCATACGAGCAGAAGCTGAGGTGTACTCACCCTTCTTCGTATACTTTGGAATCTTCGGTTCTTTGTCTTTGTACTTTACAATTTCAGGTAGGTTAGGTTCAATTGTATTTTCAATTGTCTTCATTCGGTTTAGCAGTTTGCTGAGAGTATCATTTGCTTTCTCAGTATCGAACTGCCAACCATACAGTCGACAGTATGCATCAAACTTTGCAGCTTCCATTTCAGAACGTAAGCCTTCACGAATTAGTGGCTGACGCTCAGCTAATGATTGTAGTTCATCCATTAGCTTCTTAAAGATTACTGTGTTTAACTGTACGTCACGCACACAGTAAGTCAGCATCTCTTCAGAGAACCCTGACCAATCGTTAAAGTCAAACTTAGGGTAAGACAAATGCTGACCCCACCCTGCTAGACCATGTTTATGTGGTCTACGGTAATTCAATACTTGAGATGCAATCCATGTATCAAAGAACTTCTTTTGATACAGGTCTACACCATACAGTTTAAGAATGACGAGTGCGTCAAACCCAATACCGTTATGTGCTACAAGTAGATCTGCGTTTTGTAGTACACTCAATCCCATTTCGATAGAGCCTGTTGCTTTATCTGAGTAGTCAGTGTACTTCATAATTCTACCGGTGTCGATGTCTTCAATTACAAGACACCAGATTTTAGTTGCATCTAACCCATCGGTTTCAATGTCAAATGTTAGTCTCTTCATTATCTTCACTTTCTAGCATGTGCTGGTTGAGACATTTAGGGCAGTGGTTTTCTACCCGATCAATCCACATTCTGTAGTATTTCTTTTTACAGCTGGGACATTTAATTATTTCAAAAGGTAAATCAGTTATGTGATCTACCTTATTCCTCGTATGTTTTGGCGACTTTCCTGACATCTACATAGTATCCTTTATTAAATCTAGAAGGTTGAATGTGCGTCAAGAAATCCATGTAACTTAAGTATCCAATTGGTTTTACTTCTACTTTATCGCCTGCTTTTAGGAGACGATTAGGGCGGTTAACCCATTCCATAAATATAAAAGTTGGTAAATGAGTTGATTGCCAAGCGAGGTACGCCATCTTTTTATGTGCAATGTTATAGTATTTATGCACAAACTTTACATCTACGGCACCGTATACATCGGAAACACCGTCGACTTTCCAAGATTCGTGGTCATCCCACTGCTTGGTTTTTATCATGTGATACTCAAAGATCTCACATTCAATATCGCGTGTAAGTTGTTCAAGGCTACGAGTCCCAGGGTTGTATACCTGGGCTCGCTCATTACATTGATCAACAAATTCTTGATCGATCGTGATTACCATTTAAGGTTCCTTTCTGCTTCAAAGAGTCTTGTCAAGAAGCCAGTTGTGTGTTCATGGTCAGGACCTTCCCAACCTTCTGGTTTAATTAAGTCTGGTAAACCTAATGGGTTAGGTCGAGATTCTTTAATCCCAGGTTCCTTAGCCATGTTAGCTTCCATAACTGTACGCCATGCACCATCGGTATCACACCCGAAAGCATCGAGTGTACCGATAGCGATGACGCAAAGGTCGATTAAGCCATCAACGATTTCTTGTGGATCGCCCTGTGCAAAAGCACTTTCAGTTTCTTCTAACTCTTCTTTAAGAAAGTTAATACGAAACTCTAAGAATTTGCGAAGGCTATCGTCGTCACCTTGGTTTAAGCGATCAACAACCCAATCGTTGACGCCGAACTTCTCGTGCATGTCTTCAATTGTGTAGTGCCAAGGTGTATCTGTTTTAATGTGGTAGCTCATTGTTAGTCCTTTAACAAGTAGTTAAGTGGTTCATCATGTGTGTAGTCATTGATCTCAAAGTCTTCGGGAACAAATGAATACAAATCTTTCTGTGGTTTTAGTGTAAAGCTTGGTGGATTCCAGCCAACACGACGAGCTTGCTTGCGTGCATTCTCTTCATGCTCAGCGTAAATGTGGGCATCACCTACAACCATCCTAACATTGCGAGGCTTAAGGCCAGCCAGATCACTGAAACATAACAGCATAACTGAAGCAAACACCACATCACTGGGAACTCCCACCATCCAATCTCCGGATCTTTGGACCCATAGCAGATCCACCACATCACCGTCAGACCAAAACTGGTAACTGTGGTGACAGCAGGGTAGATCAAGATCATCGAGTTTGTCAGGACGCCATCCACTAATAACCATGCGACGGTCAGCTGGATTATTACGCAGACTATCCAAGACATATTCCATTTGGTTAACGCCATTGAAATCAATCCACGCATTACCGTAATCAACCGAGATAGAACCGTCTTCACGAGCCCACTTATCCCAGTAATTACAGCCATATTTCTTGAAATCATCAATGTGTTTCGGGCCTCGTATCATTGCAGCATACTCACCAAGGATACCACGGTAGTGCATCTTGCGAGTAGTGATTAATGGGATATGGCCAGAGCTTAAATCAAACTCAAGTTGCTGGAAGGGTAATGAGAATGTGTCGCCATTACGACCCTTCCGCTTCGTTCCCAGTGTTAGAATGTTCTGCGTTATCTGCAGATATTCGTTTTCCATTGTCCATGCCATTAGCATTTCCTTTCTTCTTAAAAATGTCGTCAAAGTTTTTCTTGTACTGCTCATCTGATGGAGGTGTAGACCAGTGAGATAAGCCATTGTAATTATTAGAGAAAGGTCTCTTTGTCATTACTTTTTCTTATCCTCATCATCTAAACGGTAAATTAGGTTAGTGATTTCACCACGTGTAATGCCGATATCTTTAAGCTGTTTATCAGTTAAAGCACTGAGCTCACGAATAACTGATCGGGTTTTACGCCAATCAATTACGTAGCGAATGAATCGGATCATGTAGCTTTCAAGTATTTTACGCTTCATTATTGTTTTCCTCATACAATCGTAGGATTTTCTCGCTGTATACATGTAGCACACCGCGATCATCTTCAACAACTAAACGGATTACACCGCTTAGCTTTTCAAAAACAGCAACGACAGTGCCTACAAATGTGTAGTCACCGCCGACTTTTTCTACAATATCACCAACATTAAATGTCATTCTTTTTATTCTCCAGGTAAGCTGCAAACATTGCGCAGTATACTGCCATGTCTACAAGTGTGTCTTCGAGTGCTTCGAAATTAGTGTCTTGTTCACCTTCAACAATGTTGCGCATTCGCAAGTATTTAGTATGAATCATGTGAACATATGAGGTGTCCCCGAATGGGAAGTAGTCTTCTTCAGACCATTTACCGCCTTGATAGTCTTTTGACTTGCGCTCTTTGAGCTCAGCGGCTTCGTGCAGGATCTGCACAGCTGTAGTTTTTGCCATATTACTAGGCCTTTCTTTAGTAGTTTGTGTTGGAAAGGTGGCGTTAGCCGCCTTCTTAGCTGCTAAGTCAGCCTCAATTTCTCGGAATATTCTGTTATAATCTGTCATCGCTGTCCTCGGATGTGGGTTAAAAA